TTGGCTAAAAGTACCGGGTAAGTCATTTCTTCGTTTCCTGCTTCCGGTTTTCCACTGCCTGGCTTAACGAAGTCGGTCGGTTTGAAATTCAACTGAATTCCGTCGATCACATCTTTTGCCTGATCATAATCGCTTTTTGCCAATTTCAAAAATGTGTCCTTTTTTTCAGGAGCAATTTTTTTTGAGGCAATGGCGCCTTCAACCAGGGCGGTTGCTTTTTCATCGTTATATTTCAATAACAATGCATTTTTTTCGTCAAGGGCGAGTTTTACTTCACTGGCCTTTGCAAGAATTTGTTCTTCGGTTGCATCTTCGGGCAAACCGAAAAATAGGGCAATTTTTTTCATTGGATTGGGTTTTGGATTTGTAATAGTTTCGGGATTGGGTTTTAGCATCAATTGAATTGTTTCATGAAGCTGATCTTCTTTTATGAGTTCATGATTTCTGTTGTAAAGTGCCAGCGTATTGCAATTGCTGCTGATATCCACAATGGACACTTCAAACAAAACCGACTTGGTAAGTGTGGGCTTGGTTTGTCCTGGCATCATCAAAGCGACATCTTCGCTCCATTCAACCGGCTCGAGACCGGCGGATATTGCCTTTAAAAAACCTTTTTCAAACTTATCAGAGATCTGTTTAGCAAATGGATCATCCACATCAAATTCGGGTTCACCGAATAATTCGGAACCTTCCATTGATAAGTTAATTATCCTGCCGATCGGGAGCACATCGTCCTGGCTTCCGCGCCATGCCCGGTTGTGCATCCACAACAAAATAGGATTCTGTTTATAATCACTGATGTTAATACCAACAGTTAAAACACGGAAGCCATTTCTGTTTATCGATTCGTCGCTGATTAAGATTTTACCCATGATTTACAATTCAATTTGCAATTTGAAGATGCAAAAGAAATATAAAAAAAAAGTGTACGCAAATCTTAGTTTAATGATTACGAAATAATTAGTGTTTATTATTCTGTACAAATATTAATTAAATAAAATCATTGAACGCGCGTGATTTTATGAGCATATTTGCTGAAAATTTAGACAATGGCAAAAGATCAGGAAAGGGCTATAGCCCACAATCTGTACGTAGAACAGGGTAAAACTGCCAAAGAGATCTCAGCCCTGCTCCATGTTTCGGAGAAAACTATTAGCGCATGGGTCAATGCAAATGACGAGGCGTGGAAAAAAGAACGCAACGCCCGCACTACATCGCCACTGAAACGTATTGAAAACATCCGGGAGATCATCGGGAACCTGGCCGACCGGCGTATCAATTTAGGCAAAGAACTGATCACTCTCGAAAAGGATGGAGATAATGAAGCCATTGAGGCCAAACGAAAAGAAATATCGCAAATTGACGATGCTGTGTCTAAATGGAACAAAACTTTAAAGGACCTGGACAAAGAAAACCGGGTGTCCCTGGCCGGCCATCTCAAAATTATGGATGAGATATTCGATACCATGCGACACTTCGATGAAAAGCTTTATTATAATACGATTAAGTTTCAGGAACATTACTTAGTTGTTATCTCAAGCAAGTTGTTATGAAAATAGAAGACAGGAAAGCCTTAGAGCAATATCAAAAAAAGCTCGAAAACATTATTCTGCATGGGTCTGTCAATGGTTTTGAAACCGTCGAGCAAAAGGCGCAACAGGTAGAACGCTTCCGGAACGACTATGCCTGGTTTGTGGAAAACTGTTTCAAACACTACGCCACGGCAAAATGTTCCTGGTTTCAGATCCGCCTGGCTAAGGCCGTGAAAAAAAACAAATGGCTCCGTCGCCTGGTCCGTTGGGGTCGCGGTCTGGCTAAATCCATTCATTGTGATACACTTATTCCTTTGTGGCTGTGGATAAACGGTGAAGATATTTTTATGGTCATCATCGCAAACAATGAAGATAAGGCCACAATTCTTTTATCAGACATACAGGCCGAATTTGAAGCGAATCCGGTACTGATACATTATTTCGGGGAACAGAAACTGCAAGGTAGTTGGGAGAAAGGCGATTTCCAAACCAAAGATGGCCGCTTTATCGGCAAAGCCCTCGGCATGGGGCAAAGTCCTCTTGGACTACGAAGGGGAGGAAAACGCCCCAACTACATTGTTGCAGATGATTTGGAAGACAAGGATACATCGCGCAATCCGAAGCGCCAGGACGAAATAGTGCTGTGGATTGAAAATGATGTGCTGCCTTTGATGGATGGCGAAGTCATGAGGTTCATGTCGGTGAATAATGATCCTTGGGCCCGGAGCATACAAAACCAGCTCGAGCAGAAACACCCAAACTGGGAACTCGATCTCGTCGAAGCTTACGACGAATCTACGTATGCGCCGGCATGGCCCGAAAAATATGATGTCAACTATTATCGAAAATGGGAAGAGGACATCGGAGCCATTGCAGCCCGGGCACAGTTCAACCACAAAAAACATATTGCCGGCAAGATATTCACCGATGCCATGATCCAATGGGCAAAAGCGCCGGCCTTGAATCATTTCACTATTATCACAGGCTTTTGGGATGTGGCGTATAGCGGTAACAACGATTTTAATGCCGTTAAAGTCTGGGGCCTTCACGACCGTAATTTCTGGCAGTTAAAAGCCTTTGTTCGTCAATGCAAGATGGCGGAAGCCATTGAATTTATGTATTCCTACGAAGAGTCGCTTCCTGATACGGTAGTTGTACATTGGCGCGTTGAGAGCCAGTTTTGGAACGATCCGCTGCGCGATGCCTTAAAAGTTGTGGAAGCAAAACATCACCGGGGATTGAACATCATAGTTGTTGACCGGCCCAGGATTAATAAATACGACCGCATCCTTACTATGCATCCTTATTACCAAAATGGAAGGATCTATTATGATCAGCGCGAACAATCGAATAACGACATGCAGGTAGGCATTGCTCAGCTAAAAGGAATCGAACCCGGATACAAAACTCATGACGACAGTCCGGATGCCGACGAACAGGCGCTCAATATACTCGGCAAGCATATCCGTGTAAGTTCTTTCCAACCATCACTTGGTAAACGCAAACACTCTAAAACGTATTAATTATGGCATTCATTGCAACAGACGATTTTTATATAGTGGCCACCCCCGAAGATGTCGAGGCCATTGAACCGGAACTTGAAGACGATCAGGACAAATTAGCAGGGGCAATAGCCGTTGCCCAGGAAGAAATATCAGGGTACCTCCGGGCGCGTTATGATATTGAAGCCATTTTTGCAGCTTCAGGCGATGAACGTAATCCGCTAATCGTAATGCGGATGGCGGATATAGCGTTGTATCACCTGTGCGCTAAATTGCCCGGGCGCATGAATTATGATACCCGTCTCGAGCGTTATCAGGCAGCCATCAATTGGCTGAAAGATATCCAAAAAGGAAACGTTACACTAAGTCTCCCATTCATCGACGATACCGATCCGCATAATCCGGTAAAATGGGGAGGGCTTCCAAAACAAAATTCGTCATGGTAACTCAGCAGGGTAATTTTGGCAACCAATATCGGTTAAGTAGTTTAAATGCCCCGGCAAAGGTTTTTTTGGTACTACCCCTTTATTTTGACAATGCACCCTTAAAAAGCGCTTAAAATGGCTCATTATTTTTTATAATTTAATACCAATGGAAAACAAGAACGATTACAATTTATCGAACCACCCCAATGCAATACGATTGGCGGCAAAAGACCAGACCAAAATTAAAAGTATGCTGATTGATTTGGCTATTCGTACCAAACAACTTACGGCAAAAGATATCGAATATTGGAGGCATTCTCAGCAGATGGCTATCAGTTACGAAAACCCAAAGCGCAACCGTTTGCTGGCCGCCTATGATGATGCTATGCTCGATAACCATCTTTTTGGTGCCATACGTAATCGTAAATCCAAGGTACTGCATAAATCATATATGTGGATCGACGACACTACCGGAAAGGTTGACGAGGAACTCACTAAATTATTTCAGGCTTCCTGGTTCAAAAAGTTTCTGTCACTTTCATTGGAGGCAACCTATTGGGGACACTCTTTAATTCAGTTTGGCGACCTGCAAACGGTTAACGGCAAATTAGGCTTTTCGAAAGTTTCTTTAGTACTAAGAGAACATGTTATCCCGGAATATCATCGCATCGTACGCGAACCGATGGATGCATGGATGCAGGGAATGGATTATACTTTGCCCCCTTTATCAGACTGGTGCATTGAAATTGGTGATCCTTACGAATTGGGTTTATTACTGAAAGTTTGCCCGCATACGATCAGCAAAAAAAATATGCTGGCATTCTGGGACAAATTCGGAGAGATCTTTGGTATGCCGATTCGAATCGGAACGACAAATACCACCGATCCCAAGGAACGCTCAGGCATTGAAATGATGCTTGAGGACATGGGTGCAGCAGCATGGGGATTGTTTCCCGATGGTACTGAAATCAAAATTGAAGGTAATTCTCAGAGTGATTCGTGGATGGTTTACGATAAAAGAATCGAAAGGGCCAACTCAGAAATGTCGAAGGCTATCCTGGGCGAAACTATGACGATGGATAACGGATCATCGAAGAGCCAGAGTGAAACTCATGCCGACGAGTTGATGAGCCTTATTAAAGATGATACCGATGATCTGAGAGATATCGTGAACGACAAACTGACCCCATTCCTTATAAAAAAAGGTTTCAACCTGACGAACCGCCGTTTTATTTATGATGAATCTATAGAACTCGAACCGAAAGTACTGGTCGAAATCGAAAAGTTGTGCGTCGAAAACTTTGAAGTGGATCCTGTATATTTCACAGATAAATACAAGATTCCCATAACCGGTCCTAAAAAAGTGCCACCAACTCCCGGGCCGGTCAAAAATTTTTTCTGACAAGCCCCTTGGAGGGGCAGGATAATGATCCATTGCTCAAACTCTACTTTGAACCGTGCCCGGTTTGCGGTGAAAATCTCAATTTGCTTACCATGTCCCTTTCTGATGATGATGCGGGATATATTGGCGATTGGGAACGTATAGCCGGTGAAATCTGGAAAGGTACCTTTAAAGGACCTATAGATCCAAAAATGGTTAAATGGTTAGCAACAAAATTATCCGATGCCGTTATAGAGGGCATGGGAAAACCTTACGAAGAACTTGAGTTTAATTCTCCTCAAAAAGACATGGCCGATCACCTGCTCACCAATGCCTATCAGTTTAGTGTTGCCAAGAACAGAACCGACATGGAGTTTCTCACTCAGAAGTTGGTCGATCCGGAAACAAATAAAATAAGAATCTGGCCAGAGTATAAGAAAATTGTTTCGGCGGTGATGGACGATTCCAATAAGAATAAGTTCAGAACCGAATACAACTTTGCTGTGGCTGCAGCACAAAACGCGTCGCGATGGTCCACCTTCGAAAAAGAAGCTAATCTAAAATACCTGACGGCAAATGACGGCAGGGTCCGCGACAGTCACCGTGTGCTTCATGGGTTGATCTACCCTAAACAGGATTCATTCTGGAACTCTCATTATCCTCCCAATGGATGGGGATGTCGTTGTTATGCCATCGAAACGATGGAAAAGGTAACATCTCCTGATAAATCCGTGCCACATGTAGACATACCGGCAATGTTCCGGGTAAACCTTGCAAAAGAAAAATTGATGTTTCCCAAAGATCATGTCTATTATAAGGGAGGTGATTCAACTATCGCAGCCATAGTAACCCATGCCGAAGACGTAGGCGCACGCGATTGGGCAAAAGACTGGGCAAAAACAAATATACCTGAAGCAAAACCTCTAACAATACCAATTGAGGGAATAAAACAATTTTCTGAAATTTTATTGGCAAGAAAGGATATTACCAATATACTCAATCATAATTATCCCGGATGTTCATCAGCCTTTAGATCTGTTTGCAATTTGGGCACTTTATTAAAAGATGCTAAATATATGGGGAGAAAAGCGGATGTCCAAACCAAACATCCTGGTGTTAAAATGTGGCATTATTATAAGGTAAAAATTAATGACGACACTCGTTATGTCAACGTTAAAGAAAACAAAAAAGGAGATTTCCGTGTATATTGTATATTGGAAAAACTATACAAGAAAGGTCTTATAAAATAAAAAAGTGCTGTTAAAAACGGTGAAGGGAGTGAAAATCCCCGCGATTTATATCAACAACACAATGCAAAGATACAAAACAAACTATACCAAAAACAAATTTTTATAAAAAAAATTATGCCCATCACCGTAAAGTTTACAGGAAAATCAATACAGGCAATCAAGATGGATATCCTCCGTAGCGTTCAGGACAAAATTCCGCGCAAAATCAAAATAATGGCCCTGGAATATTACCACAATAGTTTCCAGAATCAGGGATTCACCGACTCTTCTTTCCAGCCCTGGCGATCTCGTAAAAACGAAAAAAGAGCAGTGTTTTTGGGGAAAAGAGTAAAATATGGACGCAAGGACTCTGCCTCTAACAGAGGATTACTCGTAAAAACAGGAAGATTAAGAAGGTCTATTATGGGTAAGATATCGGGCAAATCAATAAGCATCTTTACTGATGTACCCTATGCCAAAATCCATAATGAAGGTGGCCGCGCCGGGCGCAATCACTCCGCCAGGATTCCCCGCCGCCAGTTTATGGGAGTGAGCCTTATGCTCAACAAAGAAATAGAACACATGATCACCGTAGAAATGAAAAACGCTTTAACAAAATAAAACCATGCCAACACCAACTCCTCCTCCAGTACCAAATGCAGACTTTACCGGAATCAGAGCGAAACTCTATACCGATATTGTGGCAGCCGTCAAAACAATCACCGCCGGTGATCCTGCCAAACAGGTGTTTCAGTTTTTCGATATCTGGAATCAGCAACTTGAGTATATCGAAAAGGATCCTCCATTCAAAAGGCCGGCTCTTTTTATCGAATTTACTCCAATTGCCTGGCAACCGTTAAGCCGCGGATTGCGGCAGGCTGATGCCGTTATACGGCTTCACATTGTTACCGATACCAAAAAGCGCACTGCCGATGGCTCCGCTTATCAGGCCGATGCCTTATCGTATTTGGGATATCCCGACGATGTGCTGAAGGTGATGCGGGC